CAATCGTTTAAGGATTACATCGAGGAAGGCTCTCTAACACCACAGTGGTTACGTAAGCTAACATTAAAACCAAAGATGAGTAAGTTCATTCGTTGGTATTTAGATTGGCGTCGTGATAACCCAGGAAAGGGTAAAGCTGGTGTTGTTAAGGCAGCGCAGATTCTCGGTCTTAATCCTCGTGATGCTAACCACATGATCGATGCATTAAATAAAATGGTAGCCAAGGGTGATTTACCAAAACACCTTGCTCTTGAAAGTGCAGGCGCCGGTGAAGAAGGCACCGATGAGTTAGTTAATAAGTATAAGAAAGATACACCAAACGAAAGCGCTAAGTATCATAAAGGTTTATCTAAGTCTACTGAAAAGAAACGTGAAGCTCAGTTTAAGAAGCAGGCAAAGATGGATGACGATGATCCTGATGCATATAAACCAGCTCCAGGCGATGCTCGTGCAAAAACAGAACCTTCGAAATATACTAAGAAATACCACAAGATGTACGGAGAGTCGGTTGAACTTGAAGAAGACGGCCCTGCTGCTGTTGAAACCGATACTGGAGATAAGCATTGGTATCTAAATGGTAAACTCCATAGAGAAGACGGTCCAGCTATTGAATATGCTAATGGGGATAAAAGTTGGTATCTAAGTGGTAAACTCCATAGAGAAGACGGACCAGCTGTTGAATACGCTGATGGGGATAAGCATTGGTATCTAAATGGTAAACTCCATAGAGAAGACGGTCCAGCTATTGAATATGCTAATGGGGATAAGAGTTGGTATCTAAATGATAGACTCCATAGAGAAGACGGACCAGCTGTTGAATTTGTTAATGGAGACAAATATTGGTGTATTAATGGCAAACGTCACAGAGAAGACGGCCCTGCTGTTGAATTTGTTAATGGAGACAAATATTGGTATCTAGATGGCAAACTCCACAGAGAAGACGTGAAGGCAGGATTAACAAAGAAAGCCGATAAGTCTGGCATCTCATATGGTATTCTAAAAAAGGTATATGATCGCGGCGTTGCTGCATGGAAGTCAGGCCATCGTCCTGGCACAACTCCTTCTCAATGGGGTTATGCTCGCGTGAATTCTTTTATTACAGGTGGTAAGACTCGCACTACAGCTGATGCGGATTTATGGAAAAAGCATAAAGGCGTTAAAGAAAGTATCGACGAAGATGTTGCGGCTAACTCAGTAGCAGGCGGCGGCGTTGATATGAATCCTACTGGTGTACCTTATAAGAAACGTGATAAGCGTAAACGCGAAGATACCGAAACGATGTATCGTCGCAATCTTGGTCTCAATGCTATTAAGAAGATCATGAAAGAAAAACAAAAGGATAAGTAATGGCACGCATATACATAATGATAATCGTAATAGGTCTTTTAGGATCTGCTGCGTATGGTGCTAAATACTATTATGATACAACTCAAGCTCGTATTGCAACTCTCCAAGAGAATAATGCAAAGCTTGAGGTAGCAGTACAGACTAGCGAACAATCACTCGCTATGACTCTGCAAGAAAACGTTCGACTTGGTCAGTTGAATACGCAATTGAGTACTGACCTACAAAAGGCCGAACAATATGGCGATGAGTTACGTGCTACTCTTCAGAAGCACAACTTGACACACTTGGCAAATAAGAAGCCAGGGTTAATTGAGTCTCGTATGCAGAACGCTACTAACAAACTTTGGGATGACTTGGAGGTACTTACAGAATGAATGAAGCTTTCGTTTACAAGTGGATGAATGATCGAGGTGAGTATTACATTGGAGTACACACTGGAACACCTGAAGATGGTTACATTGGTAGCGGTAAGTTATTCAGAGAAAGGTATGACGTCGATCCATCTAAATGGAATAGAGACATAATACAGATCGGCTCTACAAAAGAAATGTATCTATTAGAAAAAGACTTAGTAACTAAAGAAACACTAAAAGATCCATTGTGTTTGAATCTTACTAAAGGTGGAAGAGGATTTCCATGGTGGGATTTAGAAAATAATCAACAATAGATTGAGAAGGAAGAACTGCGCAAACAAAAAATAAGTGAAGCCCTAAAATCTCATGTCCGAACTGAAGAACACAAAGCTAACATGAGAGGAGAGCGCTCAGATGAGTTTAGAGAAATGAGAAGAGCTCTTCAGACAGGCGTGAAACGTTCTGAAGAAACAAAACGAAAAATGTCTGAGAGTGCTAAAAGAGCGCATAAAAAAAACCCAAGAACTCATTCAGAAGAAACGAAACAAAAAATAGCCAAAACACTTAGTGAAAAGAAAGTTGGAACTGAGTGGTACGTATTTGAGGATGGTTCAAAGGTTCAGACTGTTGATAAATCTGAACCTATTTTCAGTAGCGGTTTGAAACATCAAAGAGGTATGAAATGGCGCGACAAATAAGTTATGGGATGATCTTGCTGACATCACTGATCCTACTCCAAGGGTGCAGCAGCCTGATGCCGGAACCCAAGATAGTAACAGTAACCCAAATTGAAAAAACTACAATCCCTACAGTAGCACGACCGAAAGCGGTCCAGCTAAACGATGTAAAGATCTACATTGTAGCAGAATCCAATTACGAAGAGTTCAAGAAAGAGTTCGAGGCTAAGAACGGCGCTGATGCGTACATCGCTATTTCAATCAAGGACTACGAGAACCTGTCCTTAAACTTTGCTGAGCTTAGACGATATATAGAACAACAGAAGCAGATCATCCTTTACTACGAAGAAGCTGTCAAACCTTCTGAAGAACCTGCTGAGCAACAGTAGTATATCTACCCTCCCCGGATAACTAATCTATTATATCACAGTTATGATGCTGTGTAAATAGTCGACACACAAAAAATAAATTTTGAAATTCGTCACTCTAGCTATTTACATTCGCTCATAATTAATATATAATACATGTATTAAATCAAAATAGAATGTGAGAATGAACGCAATGAACCAATCAATTAAGGTTACTAAGAGGAACGGATCCACCGAACTGTTCAACTTAGATAAGGTACACCGAGTCCTATACTGGGCATGCGATGGCATTAGCAATGTATCCATCTCTGAGATCGAGCTAAGAGCTAACATCCAATTATATAATAAGATTCCATCAGACGAGATCCATGAGCTTCTGATTAAGTCTGCGGCGGAACTCATTTCAGAGCAGACGCCTAACTATCAATCAGTAGCGGCACGACTTGTGAATTACAAGCTTCGTAAAGAAGTGTATAACCAATACAAACCGAAGCCATTACACGAGATCATTATTGATAATATCGATGCAGGTGTATATGATCCTGCTATTCTACAGGACTATGGTCTTGATGAATTGATGGAAATGAATGATTACATGAAGCACGACCGTGATGATAAGTTCACGTATGTTGCTATGGAACAATTCCGTGGTAAGTACCTAGTACAAGATCGTGCTACCAAGAAGATCTACGAGACTCCTCAAGTAGCTTATATGTTGATTGGTGCTACTCTGTTCTCAAACTATCCACAAGAAACACGTATGAATTACGTGAAGGAGTTCTATGATGCTGTCTCCAACTTTTACATTAGCTTACCTACGCCAATTATGGCAGGTGTGCGTACTCCGACACGTCAGTTTAGTTCCTGTGTTCTTATTGAGTCTGGCGATACACTTGATTCTATTAATGCTACCGCTTCCGCTGTAGTCCGTTATATTTCAAAGAAAGCAGGCATTGGTTTAGGTGTTGGTTCTATCCGTGCTGAAGGATCCAGAGTCGGCGATGGTTCTATTGTACATACAGGTTTGATTCCGTTCCTTAAATATTTTCAAGCTGCTGTTAAGTCTTGTAGCCAAGGTGGTGTGCGTGGTGGTGCAGCTACTGTTTATTATCCGGCATGGCATTACGAGTTTGAAAATCTAATTGTTCTTAAAAATAATAAGGGCACGGAAGAGACGCGAGTACGTCATATGGACTATGGTGTACAGCTCAACAAGCTGATGTATGAACGTTTGTTGACTGGCGGTGAGATTACTCTCTTCTCTCCTAAGGACACCCCAGGCTTATTAGATGCGTTCTATTCTGACCAAGATGAATTTAAACGCCTATACGAAATGTATGAAGCCGATAGTAAAATCCGTAAGAAGACTATTCCTGCTATGGAATTGTTTACTTCATTCTTGACCGAACGTAAAGACACCGGTCGTATCTACCTATCTAACGTAGATCATAATAATACGCACGGAGCATTCGTTGAAGAATTGGCTCCTATCCGTCAGAGTAACTTATGCGCTGAAATCGCTCTACCAACTAAACCTCTTCAAGATATTAATGACGAGGAAGGCGAGATCTCCCTTTGTACTCTATCAGCAATAAATTGGGGGATGATCAATGATCCTAGTGAATTTGAGCGGTATTGTAACCTTGCTGTTCGTGCTCTTGATAGTCTTTTGGATTATCAAAGCTATCCTGTTCCTGCTGCCCAAAAATCCACGATGGCGCGCCGTCCTTTGGGTGTTGGTATTATTAACCTTGCTTATTTCCTTGCCAAACGTGGTCTTGGTTATAACAGAGATGCCCTCGGGACAATTGACGAATACGCTGAAGCATGGAGCTACTACCTTATTAAAGCCTCAGCCGATTTAGCTGCCGAGAAAGGTGCTATCTCTGGACTGCATGAAACTAAATATGGATTTGGTATTACGCCAAATGAAACTTACAAGAAAGAGGTGGACGAACTAGTTCCGCATAAGGAAAGAATGCCGTGGGGTAAACTCAGACAACAACTCAAAGATACAGGTATCCGAAATAGTACGCTTATGGCACTCATGCCAGCTGAATGCCAGAGTTTGTATAACGATCTTAAATTAAAATCTGGTTTAAATATGGCATTGGGGCAT